CGCTGGCTTCCAAGGCCATTTGCCTCGTTAGGTTAATACTACCTTCCTTCCAAGGGTTAGCCATTCCAGGTGCAATCGCACTGTTGGGAGTGGGCTTTGCGCCCATTCCAGCTGCACTGCTTGGCTTGAAGTGGTGCTCATAACCTGAGCCCGGATTCTTCAAGTTAGAAAGGTAGGTGTTGATGTCTTGCTCAACACCGCCGTTCAAAACAACAACGTTGCCGCCGTCGTTTTTGCGGAGGTTGTTTTGCAAGAGCTGCAACATCTGCTCGGCGTTGATAGCGCCAGCCTGGCTGATGGCAGACAGGGCACTGGTCTTCACCGCAGCAGTTTCGTTAGAGGTGCGGAGTTCCTCTAACTGACGCTGCAGGTCGTTGATCTGCAGGTCTTTGTCTTGGGCAGTTTTGTTGGCCTCTTCCCAGAGGTCTTTCCACTGCCCTTGGTCTTCCAGCGTCTTTTTACGCTGGTCGTCCTGCTTTTTGTAGACCTCATCAAGCTTCGACTTGATGCCTTGGAACTTTTCCTCGGCCTCAGCAGCTTGAGCCCTAAAAGCAGCAATTTGACTCTCATACTCAGCGCGGAGCTGAGCAGATTGGTCAATTTGGGGAGCGGTGTCGGCTCCAGCCACGGGCTGGTCAGGAGTCACCACGGGTGTCTCCTGGATGACTTGCTCTTCCATATTCAGAGTTCAGTAGTTGAGTCGGTAGACGCTTCTACATTACTACTTTCCACAGATTCTTCTGTAGTAGGAGCAGGAGCTGGTTCAGCGGCTTTTTTAGTGCGGGTTTTGCGTGCAGGCTTTGCTTCGGGCACTTCGGGGTTGCCGTTTTTATCGAGGATAACGCGGCCTTTGGCCTCACTAATTTCGACCATCTGCCAGCGAACAGAGCCGTCAGGCTGGACGACCCGATCTAACGATGCGCTCATAACACTGATGTAGCTACTTATTTACTCTACTGTGCTAAACGGGTTCGGATTCAGTCGCTGTAGGCAGCACCTCACCCTGCACCAGGATTTGGCGGAACTCCTCGCGATCCAGTACGCCTTGGCCGAACAATGCATTGAGTGCGGTGATGTCTTGGCCGATCAAGCGGTCCATGTCGAAGTCGCGGCTGATCTTGACTTCGGGCGGCTCCAGCTGAAGATAGTCGGCCGCAAGATTGAAGCTCTTTTGCAGGCTCTGCTGAAGGTCCATCGAAACCATTGACATCATTGAGTTGGTGTCAACGCGGTCCAGGCGGCGGGCGTCGGCAGATTCGGCAACAAACTTCTGCTGGCTCAGCGTGCTAATGCCCAGAGTGGCCATCTGTTGCTGCAGTTCCTTGATCTCGGCGCTTTGGGCTTCAAAAGCGCTAGACGCGGGCTCGACGTAATACACCTTGTTGCCGGGCTGGGTAGCCATCGCGTAGTTCACGCTGATGGCCATGTCCTTGGTCTGGTCGTCCCAGCCCTCAAGGACAAGCATTGGCTGGGAGGCGATGTGGAGGCTGTGGATGAGGTCGGCCTGGCGCTGGAAGTGGGCCAGATTTAGGTAGGCGATGTCCAGCAGCGGAGGCTTGCTAGTCATCGTGTCGGTCTTGTTTGAATACAGCGTGACAAGCGGGATTTCGCCCAAGCTGTAGTCGCCGGACTCAACTAGGTCGTAGTCGGAGGTGCTGGTCGTCGCATCAAACGAGTTCGGGTATGGAAAGCCGCCGGCGGTCTCTTTCTTGGTTTCGTTTTGGCGGAAGATGCGATAACGGCCCGGTTCAATGACGCGGACTTGCTCGAACAGCTTTTCGCCGAATTCACCGTCGGGAACAACGGCTTTTTCCGCGATGCGAACCTGGATCAGCTTGCCGTAGTTGACCTCGCGGTCCAAACGCCAGCCGTAGATGTTGGCGGGGTCCACCTCGATCCAGTACGGGCGGCGGTTTAGGGCGCGTTCTTCGGCCAGGCTGCGGGCGCCGGTTGGGGCGGGGAAATCGACCAGCGTGTGGCTGTGGCCGTAAGTCAGCGCACAGGTCAGGGCGCGACGGGCGTACTCATCTAGGTCAGAGCCGCAGCCGTCAACGTTTTGCGCAAAAACGTCCGTCCAGTACGGGTCGCCAGTCAGTGTGATCGGCTTGCGCAGGATTAAACCTGCAGCGGCACGCACCAGTCGTTGGGTGTAGGGGGAGAAGACGGCGCGGTTGACGCGGGCGAGGTATGCCGAATAATCCTCGCGGGGTTCCAGGGGGAGGAAGGCTTCGCTCTTTTCGCGGAGATACTCCGTGCCGTTGGTTACGGCTTTCATGATCTCCCAGCCCTTCATCTGGTCCATCACCGCTTGGGTGCGGGTGAAGGGGTTGTCGCTCCCGCCCATGTAGGTGGAGCTGACGAGGTGGGTGCGGATGCGGCCGGGGACGGAGTAGGTCATTTGGTCACCACTTGGTGCGGTCCGCCCAATAAGCGGCTGACATCTTGCCTTTTGCGATGTTCTTCGCGTGACGAGCCTTGAACGATTCGCGACGAGCTTTGCTGGATTTGCTCTCGCCCTTACGCGCCGGTGAGCCACTGACTCCCTGTTGCCCGAAGCGGATTAACCGCACTTTGTCCCCTTCCTTGGCCAATACGGCGTGGGATTTTGTCGGGTGGTTCGGGGTGCGCTTGGGCTTGTTATACCCAGCAAATTTTTCGCCGCGACGTTCAATCATCGTCGTCCTCCACTTCAATCATCACCTCAATACCAGCGGCTAGGCGCGTCATTAACGCTCCAAAGTCCACTGGGTCTGTGGGAGTCATGAACGTGAAGGTGGCTGAGGTCATGCGGGTCTCGGCTTCCACCTCTAGGTGGATGCATCCGCCGGGGCAGATTCGAGTACCCATAACCTCAGCCTCCTATCAACCCTTACTCAAGGTTGCTGGTGATAGCACCGCTGGTCACGAAGTTGCAGGTGGCAACCACCAGATCGCCCACGGTGGAGGCGATGTCCATGCTGGTGATGATTCCAGCGAAACTGATGGAGTCGGTGCCGCTGGTGCTGCCGGTGGTGAACAGCTCGAAGGTCGCGTCGGCGGTGTCGCCGGTGGTGATCACGTCCTCAATGAAGCCGGATTGACCGGTGGCGTCGGGGTCGTACACCAGCTCGACAGTGCCGGAGCCCGAAACGAGGCCGCCAACAAATGCACGGAAGGTGTCGCCGTGATCGGTGACATCAAGAGTGTCTTTGGTAATGTTCAGCGTCCAGCTGCGGGTGCCAACGATGGTTGCGTTGGTAGAGCCGGCGGCATCGAACTGAACAGAACCTTCTTCGCCGCGAAGAATGGCCATGACTAGACAGGGGAAGGGTCTATATCCCGGAGTCTAACTCTTTAACTGTCGTAAATCACGGCAACATTTGCCCTAGCCGTGGTAACCAACCACGATGTGCGGTGTCAAGGAAACTGTGCCGGAAGAGATCGAAGCAATGCGCATTCGGATCAATGTGGCGGGTTTGCCGGTGTAGAAATACACGTATTGGCCGGCTTCGGTGATGGTTTTACTGGTGTCGATGGTGAACCAGTTGCCGTTTCCGTTGAAATTAGCCTCTAGCGCGAGGGTGAAGTTGCCGGAGCTGGTGACACTGGCGGCAAAGGAGTATTCACTGGAGTGCGCGTGGACTTGAAACCACTCGTCAACAGCGTCCATTGTGTTGCCGGTGTGCTCAACCGTGTTCGTGAAACGGTCGATAGCGGTGCTTCCTACGTTAGCCATTACTTCTTCCTCTTTTTGGCGGTTTTGGCGGCCTGTTTGAAGGCTTTGGCGGTTGGGGCGCCCTTAGAGCCGGGTTTGCGCATCTTTTCGCCCGATCCAGCCTCGATGCGCTTACGCTTGGCGTGAATATTGGCGTACAAACCAGGCTTTTTCTTCGCTTTTTTCTTCTTATCGCCGTAGTGCTGGGGCATGACTACTTCTGTACGGGCGTTACATGCAGTTTAGTAAAGGCGGTAAGAAGTTTTGCCCAAACTGCCGATTTTTGCCAAGTTAAATTGCTGCAAGCACATGTAGCCGAAGGCGTCGAAGGCGTGGTCAATGCCAAGATTCTTGTTGGGGAGGCCGGTTCCAGGGGCGTAGGTCAAAGTGCGGAGGGATTTGATCAACTCTTTGCAGCGCGGGTGGATGTAGGTGCGACGAGCGCCAGTGGCATCCAAAAGGGCGGTGTTGACGCAGGTGATTTTGTCGCGGATTTTCCAGGGGGAGCGGGGGCTGGAGACGTTGAAACCGCTACGGCGCAAAATGTTGTGGTCCGTGAGGCCGACGCCGCTGGTTTTGCGGGCGCCACCCGTGGGGTCGGGGCAGGCGATGATGCGGCGCTCCACGCCGAAGCGGCGGGTGACTTCTTCGGCGAAATCCCACGTGGTGGCGCCACCCGTCAGCATGATTTCGTCGAAGACGTAGAGCGTGTCGTCTTTGCGGACGGCGCAGATGCCTGACATTGGATCGACGTTGAAGTCCACTCCAAGCAGGACCGGCAAAACGCTGATGTCTTCGGCTTCCGTGCTGATGTTTTCGTCGCCGAAACTGACCGCTACCAGGCCCGAGAGGTTCTCGAAAGACGCCTCAAATTCCTGGCGGAAGGTGCGGGCGTCGAGTTGGCCACG